GTTTAAAACTTTAGAGATATATCAACCTCCGCTCCCAAAAGCAATTGATATGCAAGATGTAGAGTTTTTCGTAGTTACAGAAAAGAATCTTGATGAGCAAATTAAAAAGCTCGAAAAGATGCAAGACGGAACTTATGTACTCTTTGGACTTACTCCACAAGATTACGAAAACATGGCGTACAATCTACAAGAGCTACGTAGATATATTCGCCAACAAAAAGAAATTATAATCTACTACCGCCAAGCTACTCAAGAAGATGAGAACACTGACGCAGAAGATTGGATAGAACGAAACGAAGAAACTTTAGAAGATCAACAATCTGAGTAATAATTATGGCAGTACAAATTAGCCGAGCAGACATTACGTCTGAAGGAATTTTAGATTTACAATCTGAGACACGCTTCTTAAAGCTGCCCACAGATCCCTACCTGGATCTGCTGGGCGTTACACCCTTACCCTCCCAGGTAGCCATCATAAATGCGATTAATAATCCTAAGTACAGATTTGTCTGCGCAGCAGTTTCAAGGCGACAAGGCAAAACATATATCGCAAACATAATCGGGCAACTTGTATCTTTAGTTCCCGGATCTAACATCTTAATCATGTCCCCCAACTACTCGCTGTCTCAGATTTCTTTTGATTTACAAAGAAATCTTATTAAACACTTTGACTTGGAAGTAGCAAAAGACAATGCAAAAGATAAAGTTATAGAACTGAGCAATGGCTCAACAGTTCGAATGGGTTCCGTAAACCAAGTTGATTCCTGTGTAGGTCGTAGCTACGATCTCATTATATTTGACGAAGCGGCCTTGGCAGACGGACGTGATGCGTTCAACGTAGCACTTCGTCCTACTTTGGATAAAGATAACTCAAAAGCTATCTTTATTTCAACCCCTCGGGGCAGGAACAACTGGTTTGCAGAATTTTTCGATAGAGGATTTAATGATGAGTTTCCAGAGTGGTGCTCGATACGAGCTACTTATAAAGATAATCCGCGTATGTCTGAGATGGATATACAAGAAGCTAAAAAATCTATGTCCGATGCAGAATTTCGTCAAGAATATGAAGCAGACTTTAACACTTACGAAGGCCAAATATGGAACTTTAATCACGAAAAGTGTATCAGTAATAATGAGGAGCTTGATACTCGCCACATGGATGTTTTTGCTGGCCTCGACGTTGGCTATCGTGACCCTACGGCTTTCTGTGTAATTGCGTATGATTGGGATGAAGAAACGTATTACGTATTAGATGAGTACCTTGATGCCGAAAAGACAACAGAACAACATGCCGCTGTAATTCGAGAACTCTCTGACAAGTGGGACATCGACTATATTTACATAGATTCCGCAGCACAACAAACTCGATTTGACTTCGCACAGAATTACGATATTAGTACTGTAAATGCAAAAAAGTCAGTACTAGATGGAATTGCACAAGTGGCAGGAATTGTTGACAATGATAAAATGATGGTCGATCAGCGATGCGGTGAAGTACTTGGATGTCTTGATCAGTATCAGTGGGATCCCAATCCTAATTTAGCAAGAGAGAAGCCGAAACATAATCGAGCATCGCATATGGCAGATGCTTTACGATACGCACTATATTCATTTGAAACAACTCAGACTGGCTTCTAATGATACCTACAAAAAATAGTGTTTGACAATTTATCTTACAAGGGCTATAATTCAAAATGAAAAAGCTAAAAAGAGATCCAGTAAAATACATAAGAGATCGAGCTAAATCAAAGTATGAAAAAGGTTCAGAATGCTACATTTGTGGCGCTGACACAGAACTCGACTTTCACCACTTTTACACTCTAGCACCTCTACTAAGAGAGTGGCTAAAAGAAAAACAAAAAGAAAGGCCTGCACACTATACGGACGAATATATAGTAATTTGGCGAGACGAGTTTATAGAAGATAAATGGGCGGAGCTGTACGAGCACACAGTCACGCTTTGCCATAAACATCATTTGGAACTGCACAGATTATACGGCAGAAATCCAGCCCTAGTGACTGCGAATAAGCAGATGCGCTGGGTAGAGATTCAAAGAGATAAACATGGCATGGTATGATAGAATAATTGGTAGAAGGGCTGAAGCGGACGAAGAGAAGCTAAACCCTGTTCAAAGCTACTATCAGAATACTACAGAGCCTAGCCGTGAGCAAACTATTAGCTACGAGCGAGCTTACGAAGATCTCGAAATTGTAAATCGAGGTGTAAATATAGTTGTAGATGATTGTTCTGAAGTTAATTTTAAAGTATTAGACCAAACAAAAGGTCTCCCTGTTGTAAAAGGAGTGAAAGGTAGCAGAGTAAATCTTCTTCTTAATACAGAGCCTAACCCATTTCAAGATATATCCTCCTTTCGTAGAAACTTAATTACAGACTACATTATTGACGGAAATATTTTTATTTACTATGATGGCGTTCATTTATACCATTTGCCTGCAAGCAAAATGACTATAACTGCCAGCGGATCTACTTATATTGAAAGCTATACTTTTGATAACGGAACTGTTTTTAAGCCTTCAGAAATTATTCATGTAAAAGAGAATTCATTTTATTCTATTTACAGAGGAGTCTCACGATTAAAGCCCGCTCTTCGAACTATGGTTCTTATGAAGCGAATGAGAGATTTTCAAGATAACTTTTTTAAGAATGGAGCTGTACCGGGGTTAGTACTAAAATCCCCAAATACTCTATCTGAAAAAATTAAAGAGCGTATGATTCAATCTTGGAGTGCTCGATACAGACCGGATGCAGGAGGCCGTAGACCCTTAGTTTTAGACGGCGGTATTGAAATTGACAAAATCTCGAATGTAAACTTTAAAGAATTAGACTTTCAATCAGCAATTGAAGAAAACGAAAAAATTATTTTAAAAGCGTTGGGTGTCCCTCCTATCTTACTAGACTCAGGAAACAATGCAAATATTCGTCCAAATATGAGACTTTACTATCTTGAGACGATTATGCCAATTATTGAAAAGATTTCAAAAGCCTATGAAAGGTATTTTGGATTTACAATTGTTGAAGATATTACTGACATCCCTGCGTTACAGCCAGAATTGCGAGACCAAGCAGCGTACTACTCGACTCTTGTAAACTCAGGAATTTTAACAGCAAACGAAGCCCGAGTAGCAATGAATTTTGACGAAGTAGCCGGATGCGAAGATATAAGAATACCTTCAAATATCGCAGGAAGCGCTGCAAATCCAGCCGTAGGCGGCAGGCCAGTAGAGGAATCAGAAGATGATTAGACGTAGAGTTAAACGAGAAATAGCGAATAAACTCGCTGCTCAAGTACTTCAATATAATCTTAGTGAAGGAATTACACACGATGAATATCTTAAAATCGTTACACACAGTCCTATTACTAAAAAAGACTTGAGTAGAGATTTTTGTAATCGTTGGGAACGAGCACTTAGTATGATGTTAAAGTATCATCCCAAAGCGTTTGCGAAAGCAGCAGAAGCACACAAAGTTGCACCGAAGCCTGCTCCGGCTCCTAAGCCTAAAGCAGCCCCTGCAAAGCCTGCTCCGGCCCCTAAGCCTAAAGCAGCCCCTGTTAAGAAGGAGTCATAATGGAAAAGATTTTTAACTTAACGTCCACGTTTAAAGCCCTCGAAGAAGACGATGGAGGCGTTCACATTTGTGGAATGGCCAGTACTGCGGACTTCGATCGTGCTGGAGATACTATTTCAGCGGAAGCATGGACTAAGGGTGGTCTCGGCAACTTTGAGAAAAACCCTATTATTCTTTTTAATCACGACTATAACAAGCCTATTGGACGTGCTACAGGACTTAAAGTCACTGAAAACGGTCTCGAACTAAAGGCTAAAATTTCTAAATCTGCGCCCGATCATGTAGCGCAGCTTGTAAAAGAAGGCATTCTTGGAGCATTTTCTGTTGGTTTCCGAGTCAAGGATGCTGATTACCTAGCGGAAACCGACGGATTAAAGATTAAGGATGCTGAGTTGTTTGAGGTATCAGTGGTATCGGTACCATGTAACCAAGCAGCGACTTTTTCTCTGGCGAAGTCATTTGACTCTGTAGACGAGTATAATGAATTCAAAAAAACTTTCACAAATCGTGTAGATCTAGCCGGTCAGTCTCTGGCTAAGAATGAAAATTCATTTATAGCTAGTGAAACACCGGACGACGCGGAAAAACCCGCGAATAAGGAGATCCAAATGTCGGAAGAAGTAAAAACTCCCGAAATCGACTTGGAAGCTTTTGCTAAAAAAGTAGCGGAGGAGACTGCTGCTAAGATCGCAATGAAGCAAGCCGAGCAAAAAGCTGTTGAAGAAAAGACAGCACAAGAAGCCGTTGAGAAAGCTCAGGTGGAAGCCGAGCAAAAAGCTCAACAAGAGCAAGAAGTTCAATCAGCTATTCAGGTTGGTGTAGAGTCAGGTGCTGATCGTCTTATGGCAGATGTCGAAGCTAAACTAGCTGAGAAAGATGCTAAAATCGAAGAAGTAATAGCTCAGTATAAGTCTGATCTTGAAGAGAAGTCAGAAGAGATTACAAAAATGCGCGAGTCTAAGCGTGTATTTGGAGATCGTAGCCACGACGGAGACCTTTCTAAGTTTGGTAAGGACTTCATGTATGGGCACCTTCTGGGTGTTATGACAGGCAAGGGCTGGGAAACTGACTACTCTAAGAACTTGA